TCAATGAAGTAAACCTCGGTCATGTAGCCATCAAAGTTTACACTCTGCTGAATATCCCGCCCTAAAGAGTGTAGTACGTTACTATTGATTACAAGGTCAGAGTTTTGAGTTGGGTCGCTACTTGTTGAAAAGGCAGTAATCTGTGAGCCGTTTACATACAATTTAACTCTGTCAGCGCCAGTTGCTTGTGTAGTATCTAAAGCACAGACTATATGAAGCCACCCACCAACATCTCTAAATACCTGTGTTGTTGTTCGATAGGTTGAAGTCCATTGCTGAAATCCTAAAGTATCCGTAACACCATTAGAACCAAAGGTCAAAACATTGAAACCCGCATTAGACCCAGAATTGGAAACTCCAAATAAATTGGTATAGGTTGTTCCTAATTTGCTTCTCTTAACCCAACCACTCCAAGTCCAAGTCTTGCGGTTACCAGCAGACGCAGGAGTCCTGTTCAGATACGCCGTGTCTGCGCTATTGAACCTGAGTGAGCGTTCAACATTGAAGCCACCGCCCCCTGCGGAGGTGTGAGCATTACCTTGAATAATCGACATTTAAGCCAACGCCCCCGTAGCAGAGATGTATACGTTAGTGCCGTTAGAGAAGTAACTCACCCAGTATGTCCCCGTAGCCGATAGTGCGGTCAGGACACCCGTCCCAACCTTGGTGTTTGCGTGCGCGGAAACTGTGTAATTACTTCCGTTTACTAGCAATATATTACCCGATTGACCGCTAGTTATGTTAGTAAATGTTAACGTAATCGACCCCGTAGGCGTACAGGTGAAGTTGTTACCGGCGGTCATGTCAAAGCTGCCATCGTTGTCCGTGACCAGAGTTCCCTTGGCCGCGCCTGAGAAAGTACTCCCGCCAGAGATAACCTGGGTTCCCGAGAAGGTATTAGACCCGCTAGAGTTGATGTTCCCAGAGATGATTACCGAACTAGAGAAGGTGTTGGTTCCAGAGTGAACCACGCCACCCGAGAAGGTATTGGCAGAACCTGACGAGTTTATATTCCCAGAGATAATCGCCGACCCTGAAATCGTGTTCGTGCCGGATAGGATATTCCCGCCGGAGAAGGTGTTGGTCGTCCCAGAGGAGTTGATGTTGCCCGAGATTACAGCCGCCCCAGAGATGGTGTTCGTCCCGCTCATCAGGGTTCCACCGGCAAAGGTAAACGCGTCCCCAGAAGCCCCTGTCTGGAACTCCTTTAGGTGAACCATAAGCTCACGGATGGCGTTGTTGATGCTACTTGGGGGACACCCCTCGTCGATGTTAATACCTTCTATGTCGGTATTAGCCGAGTTGGTCGTTGAGTATTCTGAAATCTTGGTCTTAGGCATTTCTTACTCCAGTCCGAAAATTGAGCCATATCCGAGGCTTACCGCCCGGCGTTGCAGTTCTTGCGAAATTGGTTCCATAGTTGCCGTTGTTGCTTTTTGCATAAGCCTTGCCGCCAACTTTGGGTCAAGCATTGCGTCTACTAACACCTCACGAATGGCATCATCTGTGCCATTGTAAAGCCAGTTTAGCGGTGCAGCCACCTTGTTTAAGAACGGGCTAGTCTCGCCAAATATCTGTTTACCGACGATTCCACCAATTACGTTGGCGGTGGACATATTCTTGAAGGTATCCGAACCAGGCGACTTTGCGGCTCTAGCAAGAACCCCGTCATCCAAGTCCTTTCCAACCCTCTGCAATACCGAGAACTGAGTTTTAGATAATCCACCTAACTTAGGGTCGTCTTCTAAAGAACGAATGGCGCGAGTAAACGCTGGCTGAGAAATCAAAAAGTCTCCAACACGCCCAATGTCTGGGGTGGTAGACAAGACTCTCTTGCGGAAGTCTTGAACAGCCTCTAGGCGTTCAATTCCACGGCTAGAAGCTGCGTACTTACTTAGGTACTCTTTGTACCCAGGAGCAGAGCTTTCTAAAACATTGTCTATTGACCGAATAACCGTCTCTAGTTCTTTTTTGGCTAAGTTGTAAGCAGAACCCTCTTTGTTCAGTAAGCCTTGTGCCGCATCGCGCAAATCTTTGCGAACCTCGTACAAACGCTGTGGGTCTGTCCCATCTTTTAATCTTTCGCTAGCAAATGCCATTGCGTCTTTTACGGGCTTTCTTGCTCCTGGCGCAGATGCCAAAATGCCCTTAATTGTATTGCCAACCGTGTCTCCTACTTGAGACTGCAATTCTTCCGGCGTTATTGTTGACTTAGCAAATGCAGATTCCCGTAAAGGGTCTGCAATCTCGTCGCGTTTTGCTATTGCGCTTGTTAGTGCTTCCTTGTCTTTAGCCATGCGGTCAAGGATATTTACACGGGCTTGGTTTGCTTGGCTTGCTTGTGCCGCAAACTTACCCGTAACGTCTAATGCGCGGATGGGAGTCTCTGCGGCTACTAGACCAACATCGCGTGTAGCCTGTGCGGTTGTCGGACGGTAACCAGAAATCGTCGGTTCATATTGTGCAGCGCGAGCAATTGCGGCTTCTGGTTGGGCAGATAGTTGGCGCAATACATTGCCAGCAATAACCTCTCTACCGGCTTCTGTAAACGGACGGACAGTTTCTACGGCTGCGCGACCACCTCGACTTGCGGCGGTAGCCATTGTTCCAGGCGCAATTGTGCCACCTAAAGCGGCTAGACCAAGTTGTCCTAACGGGCCAGCACCTTCTTCTCTGCCCATACCGGCTGCGCCAGCCGCACCAACCGCACCTGCGGTTTGCATACCAAGGCGCTCTGTAAGAGGGGCAACGGCTTGTCCTAGAGGGCGAAGCATAGCGGCAGTACCACCAACGCCAGCCATACCAGAAGCAACGTCTTGCACAACTCGTTCTCTAGCGGTCTGTGCCTCTGGCAACCCTGCTTGGGTCATTAACTGCTGTGCGGCTCTTGTTGGGGACGGAAATACCTCTTTCCCAGCAATTAAGTTTAAGAGAGCATTTAATCCCTCTCCAACCATTAGTGGAAGCCCCGCAACCCCAGTAATACCGGCGCGGGCAGTAAGCCCTAATTGACGACCTAATTCTGCTCCACTCTTTTCACTTCCAACCTTTAGTTGTACTTGGCTAATTATTTCCTGTTCTGACAACTCTCTGTCGGACTTCACCTCAAACTTCCCGAGGTTTGGAATCTCAACTTCGTAGGTAGGCATTTATTAGTCCCCTATGCGACGAATTTTTATGCCGCTAGTAACGCCGCTTTGCATAGTTTGGCTAATTGTTGGAACTTCTCTTTTTGTAGTTTGCGATGGCGGCGCTTGTGTTTGAGTAAGGTCAATTCCAGCAAAAGGATTGAACATTACATTTTGCTTGTTTAGGTTTGCGCTTTGAACAATAGAATCAAATCTTGGCTCAATTGTTTGCTTGTAAATTTCTTGTTGGCTACGAACAAGATTTTTTGCCTGCCCAAGGAAGTCTTCTCTAATGGTTGGCGCAAGTCTTTCTCCTCTTATTGCTCGGTTATACATTCCGTAAACAGATTCTGGAATGTTTCCAGCGTTTTGCGCCGTTGCAAACTCACCCTCACGAACAACCGATGCAGGGTCTAGCAACTTCATGTAACCAAAAATAAGTGATATATCACCTGCGGCAGACGGGTTCTTTGCGGCAGTTTCAATTTTTTTATAGTTCTGACCAAGACTAATAAATGGTGCGGCTTGTGTATTAAACTGACCACCAACCTGCAACTCGGTTGAAGTTAAATCTTTGGGGTCTTTCCCTTTCGGAAGGGTAATTATTGGCCTACCAGGGTTTTGTGGGTCATAAAAAGCAATATGAGTTCCCAAGTCAACCTTATCTGGTGTTGGCGCAACCTTTGCCACAACTCGACCAGTTTCTGGTTCAATGACTTGTTCACCAGGTTTTAATGTAACCCGTTCTGGGCGCAATGATTTCTCAAACTGAGATATTTTTGCTGCGTAATCCATTCCTTCTGGGCCAAGCGCCATTAAGGCTGGAAGCATTTGTTTGTTTATTCCATATCCAGTAATTGCACCTGGAACGGTTGCTTCCCCTTCTACGTCGTAAATTGTTTGTGATGGGGCGCGTTGCGTTTCAAGAAGTTTTGGCGCGAGTGTTCGAAGTTGTGTTGCAACATCTTGCTTTCTTTTTAATTCGGCTACCTGAACACCTCTAAGGGCATCTGCCAAAGTCTTGTCAAACGACGACTCATAAGCGCCTAAACCCGCTAGACCAATCTGCCCTAGACCCTGCAAGTTTCCTACGGGACGCGCCTGTGGGCCAGATAAAGCCGCAGCCTGTGCTATTGCGCCAAGCAATCCTTGGGTAAATGCTTTCTCTCTTGCGGTCTCTGGTTTAATCCCAAGAAGTCCAAACAGTTCTTCGTTCATAAGTTACCCCAACAAAGTTGTGATGTCTGCCCGACGAGGTCTTTGGGCAAGTAGGTTTAGATATGCAGAGTAGTCAACCGAACCCTGTGGCATCTGGTTGCGACCAAGCATATTTGGTATTTGTGGTTCTGGTTGCCCCAGTAAACCTCTGATTGAGTTACCCATCCGCAAAGCGTCTATTGCATCCTTTACGCCAAAACTTGCTGCGGCAGGGGACAACAATTCTGGTAGCGCGGCCTGAAACGAGCCAGGTATAGCCGTTGCCCCTGCGGTTGAAGCCGCCGTACTTACACCTAACTCAGGTAAAGCGGCTTGCAGAGAACCCGGTACTGCGGTTGAAGTAGCACCAAGCGTTGCCGTTGTTCCTAGCGAACCTGTTGTTGGCAGAGTCGCGGTAAAACCCGGTGTTGGGGTCATTCCAGCCGCGTAAGTAGCATCAACAATTGGTGCTGCTGTTCCTGCGGTTCCGGCTGTGCCAGCACCTGCGGCTCCGGCATTGGCTAAGTAAGTACCGCCAGCAACTGCGCCGACGGTATACCAACCGCCAGGTATTTCCTCGTTTACGAAGTCGTCAACATCACGCCCAACCTCTTTGATTGGGTCGATAACCTCGTCTTGAATAAAGTCGCCTACGCCACCCATTTATATCTCCATTCTCCAGACGTTAGGTTGGAAGCCGTACTTTTTAGCCACCTTGTTCCACCCTTTTCTGTCTGTTTGAAAGCTGATGTGTTTGCAATTCGTTGCCTTGGCGTAGTTCATTAGGTGCTGTACGCCTTCGTCTAGGTTGCCTTCGGAATACACCGCCCAAACGAATATGCCGTTCTCGTGCGGTTTTCCTACAAAAAATCCATGCAAATCCTCGTTCACCATCCCCATCACGCAGACCGCCTTCTTATACAGAATGGCCGCGTAAACATCTTCTGGAATCCACCTTGCGGTTGGTGTCTTGCGGAGTACCTCTTTTAGCCCGTATTCAATTTCGGGCCAGTAATTTCTTAGTTCTTCGGGTTGGAGTACCCGTGGTGTCATCAGAACCCTAACAACCCGCCAATGCCAGCACCGGCTAGTCCGTATCCGCTTGGGCTTGTGAGGCTAAACGGCGAGTTTGTAAGGAAAGAACCAAGTGCCTGACCGCCAACATAACCTAACCCTGTTCCTGCTAGTCCACTCATAAGCCGGTTCTCTGGTAACTGCGTGGTCTGCTGTCCATAACTCGCAAGCGGTGTACCGTAGACAGAGGAGAGGTAGGACATGAGCGACTGAATTGGTTGCTGTTGCCCAAACGAAAACCTAGCCATCTGCTCTTGCAGGGGCTGGGCGGCGATTGCTTCCCGCGCTGCACCAACCTGTGCAAGCGTCTGGCTTGGCAGGAACTGCTGTTGGTAGAAGGCTGGGGCGGCTTGGGCTAAGGCTGCCTGACCCATCTGAGCCTGTTGTTGTAGCCCGCGCTCCCGAGCGTAGTCCTGACCAACGATGTTGGCAGAAACGTCGCCTAAAGCCCTGCCGTAGGCTTCCGTAGCCCCGCCAAGAGCTCGTTCCATTGCGCCTGACCCGTAGCGTCCAGCCCGCGAATAAAGGCTTGCAACGCCTGGTAATACCTGTTCGCCAAACTGTTGTGTAAGTGGGCGTGTAGCGGCGGCAAGCATTGCCTGTTGGTAGGGATTGCCCTGCAAGAACCCACCTGCGGCTGTCTGCCCAATCTGCCCCAAGGAGGCTTGGTAGGCTTGCTGTGCCTGTTGGAGGGTTGGTTGTGCGGCGGTAGCCAGAGCCTCTTGTTGGGCTAGGGCTTGCTCTGTCTGAGCAGACGGGGCGACATAGGTTTGACCTGGGAAGAACGTGGGCTGTGGCCCTGTCAGGAATAACTCTTTGGCGCGTTCTAGTCCTGCGGTAAGAAACGGTCTTAGCGCGGGGTCAATTTGCGAGGTCGTGACTTGTTCTGCCATATATCACCTATTATAAAGATTATCCAACCAAAATGTAAGCATAAGTCTTGTTTGCCGTGCTGTTGGCATAGTGACTTATCGTTGCCTGCCCCTGCTGTTGGGCAGAGACGTAAATGTTCGAGTACGCCATCGGCGCGATGTACTGCAAGGTTGCTATGACCGACGGGGTAGCAGGAATTGCAGGGGTTAACGAACCCGCAGATACCGCCGCAAAATGCTCTAGCGTCACCCCTACGTCTGTGACCCGCCACATAATCTCAAGGTAGTCGTTAGCCACCAAGTCAAAGTAAAAGTTAAGCGCAGCAATCAGGTGCGACGGGTCTCCGCTAGACTTCCTAGCGACGATGTGGAACCTTGAGTTTGACTTGGCTACGTCTGTGCCGTTCTTGCGGAACCATATGTCTACGTCTTGCCCGTCGTTGGTTGTGTTCTTGAACTGAGCCGAGAACTGTAAGTTATAAATTCCTGCGTTTCTTACATTTATCCGCGAGTTGTTAGAAAGGTACACCCCGTTCTCATAGTCGGTGGTGTCGTACTTCATCGCGTACGCAGCAGAAATCGTAGTCGCCGTCTGGTCGGTTCCGTCTTGGAATCCACCGTAGGGCGCAGAGTCAGCTTCTGCCGCGTCCGAGAACGGAATAAGTACAATTTTTGTATCTACAGAAATACGCTCGTCGTACAGGGTCGTGGTCGTAGCATTGCCCGTAGCAAGGGTAATAGTCCCCGTGTTATTGGACTTGCCGTTCATCAGGTTGTTGACCACCTCGGAAATCTGCCGTGGGTCTCCACCTTGGTAAGGTAGAACTCTGAACATTAGCGCGTTCCAGCCTGTTGAATGTCTACGTCTATCCCGATGGCCGTACTCCAAGTACCCGTGGGCTGGAGTTTAACCCTGTGGTAACGCCCGTAAGAACGAACCCCAATCCTGTTCTCGCTGTTGGCAGAGGTAACCGTCGGGAAGGTGACCGTCTGGTTTAACTGCAAGCGCGAGGCTACCGACGCATCGCCAGTCCCGCCGTCTACGATGGGCTTGAGCATAGTAATCATCGACTGATTGGTGTCTGCCGCAATATCTGCCGTCTCAATCGTGGCGGTCTTAGGTGTCCCCGTAAAGGTAATCAGCTTGTTGCCGTTTATCCCAAGGAGGAGCAACTTCCCACCTAGCCATGTCCGGCTGTCTAGCGGAATCCCTAAAGCATCTAGGCTTGCGCTAAACGCATCTAACCCCTCTAGGGTGATGGACGGTGTAGAGACAGGAGCCACGCGGGTAGCCGTGGAGTCCGAGAACGACCACTTGCCAGTGGGAACGTGATAGACCAAGACCCTGTAATCCAAGTCAACCGTTGGGTATCCCCAGACCACCAGGTTATTGATTGGGTCGATGGCCGCACTCATATTACCTAGGTCTGATTCTTTTAACGAATTAAAGAAGTATCGGTTGACCTTCTCCGCGCCTATGTTTTTCAGGTTCTGCCCGTCACAGGCGTAGAAGCCGTCGTCGCCCAAGAAGTAGGTAATACCCTGCCATTGGATGACCGAGTTAGGCTCAAAGCACCCTCGGTTCCTAGCGATGTTGTCAAACTGGAATATCAGAGGGGTTCCAACGTAGGACATCCGCACGATACTGCGCTCTAGCAAGACTAGCCCGAACTCGCCACCCGTCACCCCTTGCACAAACCCACCGTCAGGCACGTCTTGGAAGTCTGCCTGTGTTGTGGCAGAGGTAGTCCAAGTCTTTTCGTTGTTAATACCCGACCATTGGATTCTGCTCTTGTAGGCGCTCTGGTAGCCAGACACCACAAAGTCCCGCACCACGGTTACGAACTTCGCCTTGGGTGCGTCTGCGGCTAGGTCTGCAAAGGTAGTCCCAGACATAACGTCTATGTACTGCATTGTGTTGGACTCGTTAGCCGCAATCAGGGAGTTGCCAAACTGCGTAAACTTCCAACCCGTGTCGCCGCTATACGTTATTGGAGAAATGTCGTCCCAACTAAAGTCGCTAGTATCTAGCTTGAATAACCGCGTGGTTCCGGCGGCGTAGATACTTGTAATACTGTTCGTGTTCTTGGCGGCAGCCGCAGCCGTCAGGTTTTGCGGTGCGGCATCTGAGTAGTCTACCTCCTGCGGAAACGGGCCATAACCCACCGCCTTGGGAAAGCAGTTCTTAGCCGTGGTCAGCGCACCGATTACTCCTGGCTGGTCAGGTAGCCACTCTCCAAAGGTAACTCTTGTTATTGCCATGTGTTACTTCCCGAAGATTGTTGTGTCCAAACGTCGCTTTGGTCAGGGATGGGTGTCCAAGTATCCGAACTCGTGCTTGCCTGCGTCCATGTGTCGCTTTGGAAGTTTGCGGCAGTCCATGTATTTGGTTGGTCTGGGACGAGAACCCACTCCTCGCCGAACTTGTACATCGTGCAGGTGAGCTGCGCGTTACTAGCCACCTGTCCTGAAACTGTGTAAATAATCCCCGCTAGAGCCGTCAGAGTACCTGTCGCCACGACATCGCCGTGGACTTCAAACTCAAACCCTGCGTTTGCGGATAAGAACCCTTCTGCCGTTATAGAACCGTCTACAACCCGAAGTCTTACCGCGTCTGCTACTAGGTCACCAGAGGCGTTTATAGCCCCTACAACGTCCCGTATACGAGCCGCAAGCGCACTTACCGAGCCTGCCGCAGAGATACTCCCTACCGCGCTTGCAGTAGTGTTGGCTGTGGTGCTTACCTGCCCGTTGGCAGAGACGCTACCATCTACAAACCTTGTGCGTTGTATAGAAGCAACAACATCGCCAGCAGAGGTAATTATTGCCCCAGCAAGTCTGGTTAGGTTACCGCTTGCCGAGACCGTTCCAGTACCGTTAATCGCACCGTCAACAGTACGCAAAAGCGTACTACTTGCCGCGACCTGTCCATTGGCTGTGATAAAACCTTCTGCGGTCTTGGAGAACTGAGGTATAGCGTTTACAGTACCAACGCCCGTGATGTTCTGGGGGGCGTAGACCAAGCATATTTCTGTGTCGGCAGAAGCCCAAACAGGGTCGTCTAGGCTAAATGCTAGGCTATCAATGCTACTGCTAAAGTAGTCTAAAAACTCAAGCGTGTACGGGCCTTGTATCCCGCAGTCCATCCAGTTCGCGTCTAGCGAGAACGGTAAATCGTCCAGACTCCCGAAGCGGTCTAATTCTTCAAGGGTCAGTAACGCCATTTAGTCCAACGTAACCGTCAAATTGCCAGAAGTGATTTTAAGAATGTCGCC